ACAACACTTGCTTATACAACTGCTCATACTTGCCAATCGACAGTCTTGATTCGTTTGCAGAACTTTTTGTCGTTCTCATGAATGGCACTGGTGTTGGATATTCAGTTGAACATCAATATACCGACAAGCTTCCACAAGTTGCTAACAAGATTGAAAAGTCTTTCAACATAACTTATGTTGTTGAGGACTCCAAGGAAGGTTGGGGCAACGCAATCAAGTTCATTATGGATCACCTCTATGCGGGTCGTCACGTTAAATGGGATCTAAGCAAGATTCGTCCTGCTGGAGCAAGACTTAAGACTTTTGGTGGTCGTGCTAGTGGGCCTGCTCCTCTAGACAATCTATTCAAGTTTGTCGTAAAGATTTTCTACAACGCACAAGGACGCAGACTGACTGCTCTTGAATGTCACGATGTTTGCTGTGCTATTGCCAATGCAGTTATTGTTGGTGGCGTTCGTCGTTCTGCCATGATCTCTTTGAGCGATCTTGCTGATCGTGAGATGGCACTATGTAAAAGCGGTGCATGGTGGGAACAGGCTGGCTTCCGTTCATACGCCAACAACTCTGCTGTGTATCGTGGTCGTCCTCCAATGGGTCAGTTCCTTGAAGAGTGGACCTCACTATACAACAGCCACAGCGGTGAGCGTGGAATGATCAACCGTAAGGCACTACAGGAACAGGCTGCAAAGTCTGGCCGTGATCCAGACTGCGAGTATGGTACCAATCCGTGTTCAGAGATCATTCTCAAGCCATTTGAATTCTGCAATCTTTCTACAGTCGTAGTTCGTCAAGACGATACTGCTGCAACACTAAAGAAGAAGATTGAGATCGCTACAATAATTGGTACAGTTCAATCTACCTTTACCAATTTCCCTTATCTTCGTCCAGAGTGGAAGAAGAACTGTGAAGAGGAAAGACTACTTGGCGTATCCATGACAGGTATTTTTGACAACAAGCTTACCAGTGGTTTGGAAGGCAAGCCAAAGCTTATTCGTCTTCTTGAGACTCTTCGTGATCATGCGACTGCGACCAATCTCAAGTGGGCAGAAAAGTTGGGAATCAATCCTAGCAAGTCAGTTACTTGCGTGAAGCCTGAAGGCACTACATCGTGTTTGGTAGATTCTGCATCAGGTCTGCATCCTCGTTATGCGGATTATTATTACCGCAGAATTCGTCTGGACAAGAAAGATCCTCTGTACAATTTGATGAAGGATCAAGGAGTCCCGTGTGAGGATGATGTCATCAACCCAACTTCTACTGCCGTCTTCACGTTTGCTATGAAGGCTCCGAAGGGAACCATGACCACTGAGGAACTTCGCGCACTGGATCATCTTGATCTGTGGAAAACTTATCAAGAGCACTTCTGCCATCATAAGCCATCAATTACCGTCAACTACAAGGATTCTGAATTCCTTGAAGTCGGCAACTGGCTATGGGAAAACTTTGATGTTGCAACAGGCATCTCATTCCTTCCCGGTGGTGATAGTCACACCTATGCTCAGGCACCTTTTGAACAGATTGATTCTGCAACCTATGCGGCACATCCCAAGGTTAAAGTTAACTTTAAGGACTTGTCTAAATACGAGGCAGAAGACAATACTGAATCCGCAAAGGAATATGCATGTAGTGCAGGCGGATGTCAGATAGTCTGATTCACTTTCCTCTGTAGCTCAGCTGGTAGAGCAGAGAGCTGTTAACTCTCGGGTCACTGGTTCAAATCCAGTCGGAGGAGCATAAAATAACCCCTAGGAGCAATCCTGGGGGTTTATAAATATTGGTATGCTCAGATTTAAACAATATTTAATTCTAGAAAACGATGCTAAAACAGGTTCCTTTAACATAGGCCAATGGTCTAAAAATTATAAAGATGAGGTTGATAAAATTTATAAAGAATTATATCAAAAACATAAAAATGACATCGATCCACATATTTTAAGTACCTCTTTTGGGGGAAACATGGAAGAATATATACGAACTAAATTTATGAATCCAGAAGAAAGGGAAATGGCTACACGGGCATCAAGTTATTACTATAGTCCATTGGATATAGATGACCCGAAATATAATGATAGTCTTGTTAAACTAAGAAAGGATCCGGCTCCTCCAGATACTTTTAACAGACAATTATATACATCCCGAGAACCTGTTGATGTAATATTCGGTAAAACTCCAAATGAAAAACCTGTAATAGATTATACAAAACCTGTATTGGATCAAGATTTGTCTACGACATATCCTGCGCCCGGTGAAATAAATCCAAGTACATCATCAATACAACAAAAAAATCTAAAAGGTGATCCAAATATAATAACAAACCCACCACAATCGGATGCATCTAGATGGCAGGCACGTCTAAGTATAGGCAAAGGCGTTGGAAAAGCTGTTCTAAAAGCTCTACCAGTCATCGGAACCGCAGCTTCTGTAGCAGCCATGACACAAAGAGCCCAAGCAGGAGATTATGTGGGAGCTGGATTGGAGGCAGCATCTGAACTAGCAGATTATATTCCGGGTGTTGGTACAGCTGCTTCTATGGGAATTCAAACATATCTTGCTGATAGAGATACACCAGAAGAAGAAAAGAAAAAACAAAAAAGTACTATGGCAAGACAAAATCTTAGAAGTCTTGGTCAGGGTATTCAATAATAAAATAAAAAATTTCACCCCATAAAAGTGGAATTTTTACATAAATATTTTAGGCAGAGGTGGTGGGTATTCCACGCAGTCCTTTTGGAATGGTCGAAGTATATTTCATCAGACTGCTAAGGAACCACCACTTCTGACCAAGGTATAGATATATATGTTCCATATGTTAATCGGTATTGACTACTCTATAACCTGCCCCTGCATTTGTCTTTATGATGAACGTAGAGAATTTAAATTTGAAAATTGTTTTTTTTATTATCTAACAAACACTAAAAAATTTGCAGATAAAATTTTACCAAATATTACTGGTGAAAGTTTTCAAGAATATATTCAAGACGTTGACAGGTTTGATACGATATCTGATTGGGCTATGAATCTTTGCATAGGTTCATCTGAGGTTGCCATAGAGGGCTATTCATTTGGCTCCAAAGGCCGAGTATTCAACTTGGCGGAGAATATGGGTATCCTAAAGCACAAGCTCTATAAAGCCGCTATACCTCTCACAATCATAGAACCATCTAAAGCCAAGAAAATTGCAACAGGAAAAGGAAATGCAGATAAACAAGCAATGTTTGAAGCATTTACTGCTGAAACTGGTATAAATTTAATGCATAAATTTGGACAGGAAAAATTAACAAATCCTGTTACCGATATTGTTGACAGTTATTTTATTCTGAAATCTCTGATTCAATTAAAAGATTGTCAGAAAAATTAACCACTTTAAATTCATATAGTGGTTCTAATTCTGGACTTGGGTTCAGAGTAATTAATTTATATTCTTCGTTTTCTACAATCCAACAATTACCAGAAAAATTAAAAGATTCAACAATAGGAATTATTGAAATATCAGAAGTTTGGACTAAAACCCTAGAATCTTCTGTGTCAATCAAATGTCCAAGAAGTTCATTTTCATAAAGAAAATTATACACATTTGAATTTTCCATTACAATTTTTTGAACAGTATATTTCATATTATTGTTTAACCCAATCACCACTATTATTTCGTCTATAAATTTGACCATTCCCATCAATAAAGATATCGCCTGATTTTGCATCTTTTATTCCGCGAGGATGTTCTGGATTTGGATAAACCCACGTATTATCGCATCCTGATGGGCATTCTGCTATATATTTTTCGTATGCTTTCTGAGCTTTCCACCATTTTTCCATTCTTTTGGCAAAGTCAGCATCCGATTCATTCTCGTATGGGTGTTCACCTTTTGTTGGTTTTTTTGGTGCTTTAACTTTAGGTGATCTGCTTCTAACTGGAGGTGTTCGTGGGTTGTCTCCCATATTCAAATAAGCATCAGAATCACCAGCTTCTTCAGGTCTTTCAAGTCTAGTAGGTTCTAATCTTTCATTTAAAGATTGCTTAAGGAAATTTATTTTGTTTTGAAGCTGTTCGCACAGATTTTTATAGTAGTTTGTCAAATAATCCATGAAATTATTTATATTAAAAAAAAAATGAACTCCCCAAAAGAGGAGTTCAAACTTTATTTAAAAATTATAAAATTTTTATCTTACAAAACGTCCAGCATTAAAACTTCTACTTTGTTCTACTTGATCTCGTTTATGCATAGGAGTAGCTTTTTTAACTCGGTCCATTACTTCATTCCAAGCACCCCCACAAACTTTTGTTGGAGTCAATGTAGTATCAATTGCAATAGAATTGGACTGATCGCTCCAATTTTTGGTAATCTTTTTTTTCTTGCAGCTTGGACATGGTTCTTTTATTGGATTATCTCTTTCGGCTATTTTTAGAAATGTTTCAAAAGAATGATCACAACTTTCGCATTTAAATGAATAATTAGGCATTTTTATCTTTCTTAAAAGTAATTAGCATGTGATCAAAAAGAAATCCATATGAAGGTTCTTTTGCTTTATTTTTTATTGGCATCTTGGCCTCTTTGGGTGTCCTGTTGCCCTTTGCCAAATTACATTTTTTACATGCAGTTATCATATTTGTCCATGTTGATCCACCACCCTTGCATCTGGGGACAATATGGTCAATGGTTGCAGTTTTATCGCAAAGATCTAAACCACAGTATTGGCAAACATATTGGTCTCTATGAAATACATTTCTTCTGGAAGCCGGAACTTTTTTATACGGAAGTTTTACGTAATACTTTAAAATTAAAATTTTGGGAATCTTAATAATTTTAGAGACAGAGATAACTTCGTAGTATTCCCCCGTCGAGTCATCAGCCCACACCTTATCTTTTGTAAGCAATTTAAAAGCTTTTGAAATCGTAATGATATTCAGGGGCGTATTGTCTTGATTCAACAGGAGTACCTGTTTCTTCATACTTCTTAAGTATTTATGTAAATCTAAATATTTTACAGCCATGGATAACAACAATAATAAACAACTTTTTTGGCAAGTCAAGGATTTCTTGGGAAAAAAACAAGAACCAAAGGTAAATTCAAAACCTTCAAACCTTATTAATACGGTAAAAGATGTAATGGCATTTGGTGCAAATGCAAATCGCCCAAATATTCATGAAGCAAGAAATGGCATAGTGAACAGTTCACAGAACACAAAACATGCAGTTTCAAATGTTTTGAATTCACATGATCAAAAAATGCAAGCTGAAAAACCATCATGCAAAGCATATACTAATAATATCACTAGTAACTTGTTCAATCTAAACAAAAAATGAAACAAAAGAATCCCATTCTTTATAGTTTGCTTGAATACAGATATTTCATGCAAAATGAATTTGATTTATTATTTGAAGATAAAAAATGGTGGGAAAAAGCATGGGATGCAGTAAAGGATTATGCATCACAAGTTGGTGAAGGTGGTGCTGAAGTTATAGACATGGCCAAAGAGGCTGGCGAAGGTATTGCAGCAAATCCAACAGAATTTGCAAAAAATTATTTTAAAGATTTATTTACAGACCCAGAAACATTCCATTCTGGTGCAGCTTTGGCTAGCACTGTTCCCGGATATGGTGATGCGGCATCTTTATTGGATGCAGCTTTATATGCTGCACAAGGAGATGCTGATGGAGCCAAATTAGCATTACTAGCATCCATACCCTTTGTAGGTACTGTTGCAGATGCTAAGCGAGTTGAAGGTGCCTTAGCAAGATTAGAGAAAATTGGAATTACTAAAGTTGATGATGCTGCTCGTGCTACAAAAGAATTAGATGGTACAGAATCTGTTGTTGGTAAAATTAGTAGAGAAGAGTCCCCTGCATTGAGAGCAACGGGAACCGAAGGAGCTGCTGTGCCAGTTCCTGCACCCAAAACACCACAACCTGGACCAAGACCACCGCAGCCAGATGTAGAACCTCCCGCACCACTTCCATTTCCAAAAGAACCAGATGTTCCGGGTCCAAAACCAAACGTAGATCCTGGTGATCCTATTCCTATTCGTCCACCGGAGCCAGAACCTCCGGCACCACTTCCATTTCAACCACCACCAGTTCCGCGTACACCTCCAAAGTTACCAGATTTGGAACCACCTGCAACTCCACCAGTTACACCACCTGTAACTCCACCAGTTGCACCACCTGTAAATCCACCAAAATTACCATTTAGACCACCAGTGGCACCACCAGTTGCACCACCTGTAACTCCACCAGTTGCACCACCAGTTGCACCACCAGTTGCACCACCAGTTGCACCACCAGTTGCACCACCTGTAACTCCACCTGTAACTCCACCAGTTGCACCACCTGTAACTCCACCAGTTGCACCACCTGTAACTCCACCTGTAACTCCACCTGTAACTCCACCTGTAACTCCACCAGTTGCACCACCTCTACCTCTACCTGTACCTCAACCATCACCAGCACCATCATCTCCACCACCACCTCCTCCCCCCTCTTCCTCAAGTCCAAAAAGTGGAACATCATTAGAAAATGAAATTCCTAAATTCCCAGGAGCTGGATTGGCTGGAGATTTGACTGGCAAAGATATTGGGTTACAACTAGCTAGAATTTTAGGAAAATATTCTGGAACTTCCAGAATTAGATGATATAATATAAAACTGTGTTTATTCAAAAATCATTTATACATTTATCAAATAACATTCCTCCTGTATTATTAAAAGAAGTACAAAAAGATGGAAAACGTTTTTATTCTACCCCAGAAGGGGAATTTCCAAGTGTAACAACTGTTGTTGGTTTTCAAAAACAACAATTTTTTGCTGAATGGCGTAGAAAAAACCCAGATGAAAGCAAAAGAGTTACTGGCCGAGGAACAGAATTTCATAGTTTAATAGAAAAATATATTAAGAATGAGCCTTTAGATTTGGATTCAGAAAATTCAAATGTAAAGGCTTTGTTTCTTTTATTAAAACCTGAATTAGATAAAATCGATAATGTAACAGCATTAGAAACTCCATTATGGTCTAAAATCTTGGGTCTTGCTGGAAGAACAGATTGTATTGCTGAATACGACGGCAAGTTATCAATTATTGACTTTAAAGCCAGTACTAAAGAAAAAAGAAAACAAGACATTGAAAACTATTTTACACAAGCAACTGCATATGCCTTAATGTATCAAGAAAGAACAGGAATTGTTATAGATAACTTTGCAATAATGGTTGCATGTGAAGATGGTTTAAGACAAGTCTTTCAAGACAAACCAGTAAAATATGTTAAAAAATTAAAAGAGGCAATTGTAACTTATGGAAATAAAAATCTTAAAAACTCTTGAAGAACAAGTAAATAGAATAAATTCACCTCTCTGGACAAAGATGAATGATAACTCTAAATCAAAATTGTTTAGAGAAATGTTTATCAGAGACAATGGTGGTATGTTTGAAAAACATGGAAGATACTGGAAATGGATTAGTCCAACTAGAGTCAATAATGGATACTGGCTGAAAAAAGTAGATACTGGTGAAAAAGTATTTTTTGAAAATATGGCAAAATTTGGTGAACAACATGGCTTAAGTTCTGTAAAAATATGTGAGCTTTTAAATGGTAAAAGAAAAACATATAAAGGTTTTACAGCATCTGAATTAAGAGAAGTTGGTAAAGATACTGGACCAAGAATTAAAGAAAAGGCTCCACCACCACAAAAGGTTAAAATTTTTAATGGTGCAACTTTTCAAAATATGAATACGAAAGAAGTTTTTTATATTGAAAACATAGCAGAATATGCTCGTATCAATAATTTAAATAAATCAAATCTTTATAAAGTTTCAACAGGTAAAATTAAAAGTTATAAAGGGTTAAAACTTTTTAATCCCCTAGACCCTTAATATTATCATAAATAATTTAAATGAACTTCAAGGATCTTTTATTAAATTTAACTGAAGATAGCCGAACTAAGGCTGATTCTTTCCGCACGACTGGTGAAGCCATGAGTAAAGAAAGGGCAGTATCTGGTGCTGCAGACCAAAAAGCAAAGGATGCTGCAAGAAAACGTGCAGAACGTGCACGACAAGTCCCTAGAAGTCAAAAATCTAAAGAAGAACTTTTAAAAGAAATTATTACAGTCAAAACTCCATCTGGTAGTGTTCAATTAATTTTTAAAGATTCTTTTAGTAAATCAAAACACCAAAAAATTAATAGATCTGACAGCCTTTCATTTGAAGAAGCAAAAACAGTAACAAAAGATCCAAAGTTTGAACAAACTGGAGCATCTAAACTTTTGTTTGGTGATATTAAAAAGTCTGTTGATAAAGAAGCTTCAAACACTAGAAAAGAAAAAGAATCAGAATCTAAAAAAAGTCTTGAAAAAAATAAATCTGAAAAATCAACTAGTGGTAAAGATGAAGAGGCTGAAGAAAAAGATCAAGATCTAAAAACCGCCCAAGTACAACCACAAAAACAAGCAAGCAAGCTATCCAAAAAAGAAGTATTTGAACTTATGCAACAAATGAACGGTGAGCAATTGGCTCAAGTTCCTTTTGAAGTAAGACAACAATACTTCATGCAAACAAGAAATCCCACATCAAATAATGCATTTGACTCGTTAACCTTTGAAAAGCTGTCAACAATGTTTGGAATAAATACATTGACGGCAACCCCATACAATCAACAAGTCATTAATGCATTAGTATTCTTGGCAAAAGTAAAAGCAGGTGCAACCGAACAGGAATTAGAATCCTATTCTGCGCTTTCACCGTCAGCTTTTGATTTTACCAAAATTGCATTCGCTCAAGCTAAAAAAATTCTTTCCCAATTGGGTGAGCAATGCATACAGACTTTAGTTTCAAACGTAGAAACAGGATCAAATCCTGTTGCCTCTGAGGGTGGTGTGGATATGGAATGCGGAGATTATAAATTTAAAATCTCTGCTGGCGGTGAGTTCTTGCTCACAACTGATAAATTTGATCAAAAATCTAAAACATTCAGAGGACTACTTGCTGCTTCAATAGCGCAAGCAGTATCTGATCCAAATATACAAAAAGATAAAAAATTTCAAGAATTTTCAAAAAGTTTGCAGGGTGTTGGTTCACAATATGCAAATATGCTATTGACTAAAGATAAATTTGAAGAAATAAATAAAAATCCAGAATTGCTACAAATTCTAAAAAGCAGTCCAATGGTAGATTCTACTGGAAAAAACCTTGGAATGGTTGTTGATGAAAAGGGCAATTTAAATAAGTTTGCGTCTTTTGAAAATTATAAAGAAGCAATTGGTAAAAAAACTACGGGATTATTTAAAAATAATCTTAAAGATAAATCACAATTTGTAGATTCTTTTGTTCAAAATATTTTAAAGATGTATTATCGCGGAGATATGATCAAAGATCCAAAAACCGCACCAACTCATTTAATAACTCAAAATGGTATTTTTCCAATGAGTGATGACTTTTTTGCGGAGGTTGGTAAAACATCTGTAATTTCTGTAAAACCAACAAAACAATCAATAAGTACAGATAATATATCTAAAGATAAAAAATATTCTGATGTTTTGAACCGTTATTCAACTGTAGTAGAAGCAAAAGAGCAAAAGGTAACTTCTATTGAAGATTATTTTGTTCCCCGCTCAGCAATAAATCCAGTTGAATTGGCTTTAACCCAAGCATCACAAAACATGGATTTTGATATCAATGTAAGTTTGGTTCCAGGATTTTCTCCCAAAGATATGAACACGGTACAATACAATTATGTAAAGATTGGGAAAAAAGTTGTAAAGATTCCTGTCGAAAAAACAGAATTTATAGGTTTGGAATTTCAGGAAAACGTAGCGTTGTTGGCCAATGATATTTTGATTGAAGCTCTTACGAATAACTTTGTTTTATCTAAATTGATAGCTTCTAATTTAATTACTGATAACGAAGCCAACTCAATAACAAATCCAGATGTATTAAATGAAAGTGCAGACACAATTAAAGTTGTATACGCTAATTTGTTAGAAAGAGCTCAAGATAATCCAAAATTACTTTTATATGTTTTGAATGCATATAATTCAAATTTATATGAAAAGTATGTGAGGGATTATAAAATGGAATACCGCAATTACCACGGTAAACCAAAACAGAAAAAAGAACGAGCAGAAAGAACATCCGCGAGAGAAAAACTGATTCGTAAAGGCCGAGTCAAAAAAGGATCTGATATGGATGTAGACCATAAAAATCCTTTGAGAAATGGTGGTTCAAACAAGCTAAATAATTTACGCCTAAGACACAAATCAAAGAATAGATCTGATAATGGACACAAAAAAGGTGAAAAACAGGACAAGGATTGGAAATGAAGAATAATATTATTCAGCCTATTTTAGAAAAAGTTTTTGCTAAGTCAGGACTTGGCAAATGGTTTAATAAAGAAAGTGCTGGTGGTGGTCCTGGTTGGGATAGATATAACACAAAGGGCCAAAAAATAGGCAAGTGTGGTGATGCCGAAGAAGGTGAATCGTATTCGGCGTGTCTTAGTAAACAAAAAGCAAAATTATTGGGTAAAGAAAAGATTGGTTCTTTTGTAAGAAGAAAACGTTCAGCTCAAAAGAAAGCAGGACGTGGACAAAAAGGATCAGTCAAAGGAAAAGGTAAAAAACCTGTATTTGTTAAAACTGGTGTTACTGAAGTAAAAGAAAGTTTTGACATTTTTATTGTTGAAAATTCAAATAATGTTTTTGACATGAATTTTTCACCAATATCAGCGAAGGAACTTCTACCTTGTGATTTAATAATCAATGAAAGCGGTCAGCTATTTGATGTAGATTACATCATAGAAAATGAAAATGTAATTGTCGTAGGCATGAGTGATGAGAATGGACAGGAAATTGAAGAAAACTTTAATCCTGAAACCATAATGGGATTCATTGATAATATTGAAGAACAATCATTCAATGAGTTTGGCGAAAAGATTGAAATTCATGAAAATGAAAAAGCCAAAATCAAACTTAATAAGATCATGAAAGGCGATGTCAAAAAATACAAAGTCTATGTTAGAAATGATAAAGGGAATGTTGTCAAAGTAAATTTTGGCGACCCCAACATGGAAATTAAAAGAGATAATCCTGCTCGCCGTAAAAACTTTAGAGCTAGACACAACTGTGACAATCCAGGACCTCGTTGGAAAGCTCGTTATTGGGCATGCAAAACTTGGAGCGCAAAACCAGTCAGTGACATGTTAAAAGAAGAAGTTTTGTGTTTAGATGAAGAAAAGAAAAATAAAGCCAAAAATCCAAAGAAATGGTCTTCTTGCATAGCACAAGCTAAGAAAAAATTTGATGTTTATCCTTCGGCATACGCAAACGCTTGGGCCTCTAAATGCTATAAAAGCAAAGGTGGAAAGTGGAAGGCTGTATCCGAAAGCATTGCCGACAAAATCGTCAAAGATATCAACACAAAAGAATATAATCCAAACCTTTATGGTTTAATTCAAAAAAATCACTAAATATAATAGATCATGAAATTCAAAGAACTTTTAAAAATTACTGGACCCATCTACGAAAATTCTGGTGAACAAACCATGGGTGGTGGATTGTTTATTGGTGACCCATCAGCACCTAAACTTCCTAGTACTTTGACCGACAAAGGTACTTTCAACCTTAAGTTACCCAGATCACTAGATGCAATTAATGCACTATTGTATCAAATGGGTCAAAAAGACTATGTTGATCCAGATGCAATCTTAAATGTTGTAAAACAAAAACTTAATCACTTTGGATTTGATTTTGAAATGAAGAATGCATTACCAGATGGTGAAACAAGAATTAAATTGTACCAATATGGTAGCCCATACATTGGCGTATACGGTATGACCCCATACCAAAACGTTGATGAAGTTGGTTTTTCTCAAGACGGAATTACTGAAAAACTTGGTCACGGTCTAGACTTGGTTGTAAATATAGTAAAGCAACCAAATTATTTGCGTAAAGTAAAAATGGTGATTATTCCTGATAATGTTGAAAGTTCAGACTGTGGTTGTGTCCACTAATAAAAATAAATCAAAACTTAATACTTTACTAACAGAAGAAATTTTTAATCAATTCTGTCAAGAAAATTATTTTAATCCAGAATGCTCAGGTAAAAATGAGTTTTCTGATGATTTAAAACGTATCAAATACGTTAAAAGACTTATACAAAAAATTCATAAGCATAAAACTCTTAAATCAATAAGAGAACGTTTAATACTTAATCATATAATAATTTTAAAAAATGTATTTGGTGAGGAAAATTGTGCTAGAATATTATTTTTTAAATTAGAACCAAGATTGCACTCATATTTAAAATCATTTTTGGTATATCTTGAGTTTAATATCTCTACGATACCAGAAACCCAATATAAGATTTTAAATACTGATCCACGAGTAGACCGAAAGTTAAATAACCCATCTGCCTAAATATTTTTAATGGGTCGTCTACAATACATACCTTCATTTTATTTTTACAAATTTGCAGATGCAGTATCTGGGCCTTATACATCACTGCAGGCATTTCGTTCCAATTTAATTGATTCTGATGGGAATATAACTGGAAATGAATCCAGTATAGATTCCTTTGAATATTTTGTAATTAAACTTAAAAAAATATTTGACCAATTACCACCAGGTTTAACACGATATAAACTTAGCAATCTAATTGGTACAATGCAGATTTTTTCTGAATCTGCTCAAGAATTTGGAATCAGCTCTGATCAATTCAATATGCTGGTTGAAGCAGAGATAACATCAAGAACAAATGGTGAAATAAGTTACATTGAATTATTAGAGGATATGGGAACTGCTGTGGCTGGTGGTGCGGGCGAGCCCGGAGGCTTAGGAGTTCCAGCAGACGCACCACAAGCAAATAAAGGCGGTGTTTCTGGTTATGATCCTAGAATGGGTGGTGTATTAACACGCAATAAACCAAACAATATGATTGGTGCTGTTGAAATATTTAATGTATCACCAGAAGAATTTAATTTGTTTAAAATGACCAAATATTATCCAAAAACAAAAACTGGAAACTATTTAAGAAGATTTGGTCACAGAAACGCAGGTTCCAAAATAGCTGTAAGAAATGAAGATGGTGGTGAAGTATTTTGGCTACCAGCAGCAAATAAAAAATCATTTATTGAAGAATATGGTTTAGAGGGATTGGATATTTTATTTGAAGAAAATATTGGAAAAACTAATTTAAAAAAATCTGGTGAAAGTCAATATAGAGGAATTGCTCATTTTTTGGACAATCATATAAATGTGGGACATGCTCCAGGTAAATCTGATTCTATTTCAATCAAACAAAATTCAACTGGAATTGTGACCGATACAAATATAAATGATTTTCGTAAAACAATGGCTGATATGTTAATTGGTCATCATGAGAAAACTCATGATATAGATACATTTCAAATAACAACTCCCAGAGGTATTGTTGATGTGAATGCACCACATGTATCTTCAAAAAATCCAAATGATTTGACTATAACGGATTCTATAACTAAAAAAGAAATAAATGTGGATATGAAGGGTGGACGTGGGAGATGGCAATTTCAAGATGAGATAGACACTCCGAGTAAAGCAGGAAGAGTACCATCAAAAGAATTTAAAAAAATTGTAAAAGGATCGCCCTCTTTTGTTGCATTTCACGATCAATCTGGTAACATTGAGCACATAGACACATCAGATTTAGCTAATACCAGAAAAATGTTATCTTCTTTTTATTATAAACGAGGAAGTTCAAAAAGACCCGGAAAATTTATTTTACCGGGTGAAGTGAATGTTTCTTTATCTGATACTGGCAAGAAAAAAGCTGCCAAAAGAAATGTTACACGGGGTGGAAGCATGGTCCCCAAAAGTGCACAACAAGAATTTCCAAAAACTATGGGAAATATCTTAGGTACACAATTTGGAAAGAATGATATGTATACCAGTATGCTAAGAAAAAAAGCCCTTTAAGGGCTTTTAGTCTTGAATAAAGTTCTTACAACACTTCGGTTTAATGCAGCCAGAGTTTGCTCTGGCTTCATTAATTATCTTGGTATGGGCATCTTCCCAACCAGCAAGCCATTCCTGCCAATAAACTGAATTAGATTCAAAAATATTGGAAGCCTTATCACCACCATTCATTCTGGTATCATAGCCTTTTTTATATGCTGAACCGGGAATATAATCTGTCATGGCTTTTCCTTTGGATCAATTGGAACTATTACAATTTGGTTAAGAAGCTTGTCAAGAGCCTTAACGTGAGCACGTTGCTCAGTAATGTTTAGATAACCACGAATCTCAATAAGCTTCTCGTAATCTTCACGAGAGAAAGTAGTCGTGGTCTTGGCAGGCTGTTGCTTCTTCATAGGACGACGATTGTTCATGGGATTCTTGGATTTGGCATTATTATTCTTGCCCCATTCCTTCATGATGTCATCGATGTTTAGGTACTCTTTCATGCTCTCAGTGAAGTCTTGCCCACTGTTGATGTCATTCCACATCTTGCGGAACTCTGGGCCCATGTTACCGTAGAAGAAGAACCCATTAGGGTTGTTGTTTGGGTTATTGGCGTCATCATCGTCGCCATTCTGCCAGTTCTTGAAATCATTATAATCAGAATTATTCATATCTTTCCTCAGTTAGTGTCAAAAATTTGTTCGTAAACCAACTTGCCCCGATTGTCTGTAACAGAGACATATCGAACGTGACGGCTCATTGCATCACTGATATTTAGGGGATCCTTTGGACCAAATGCCATGTGCTTAATCCAAGCAGAGCATCCACCAAGGGAAATACGAACTTCGGCACCAGTTGCATCAGTACCATAAAAATCAAATGCAGCCTTCTCACCATCATAGTAGGTAAAAAAGCAATCGATAGAATCATATTTCTTGCGAACATCCGCAAGAGTCATTTCTGTACCAGTTTTAGCCATTGGGCAATCTCTTTTGCTTGATAATTAAAGGAAGTCGACCAGTCGCATCAAGCTTGCGAAGTGTACCAACTTTAGCCTCCATGAGGCTCTTGTGACGGTTGTTACGAAGACGGGTTTTGCGCTTTCTGTGCGCCCGAGCAGTTACACGTTGTTTTGAATTAGGCATATAAAGAGTATGTCCTATTTTTTTGATTTGTCAATTTTTTTCTTTTTTGTTTTCTTTTTGTTAAAAATTTTATCCCAATTTTTGCAGTATGTTGAATAGTTTACTGCCCGATAAGAATCGCCTTTTCCGGCACCATGTATTCCTTCCATAATCACACTATACATTATACATAAAAAAAGTCAAATCTAAATATTTTTATGAGTAATAAGATCAATAAATATTCGTGGATTCATCAATTAAATCAAGCAGCTTTAGAAACAAAATTATTATCTGAAGCAAAATTGTTTGAACAACAAATGAACCCATTTGAAAGCTCTATATCAAAAGCTGGTGGTGATATTGATGTATACAGACAAATTTTAGACAAAAAAAGAAAAGATATAAAGCCATCTGATGTTGACGGAAATGGTGTTGTCAATGGTAAAGATGTTGAGAATGATGTAAAAAATAATGTAGTTGGTGATGAAGATGGTGATGAAGATGGAAGCGCAGTAGATCCATCAATGATGGCACAATACCCCAGTTTACAAAGAGGCATGAGAATGGGTTCAAGAGACCCAGATGCAATAATTAATAATCTATATTCAGGTATAGATGATGCAATTGATCGTCGCAATAGAAGTGCACCAAGTGCAACACGATATGATGTTGCTGATCTACAACGTATGGCCAGACTTTTGGGGAATCAATAATTTAATTCATTATTATTCCGGTAGCACCGGACAATAATTGATTTATAGAATAAAATTGATTTGAATAATAATTCGGCCCAGCTAACAATGGGAAGCTCATTGCAAAAGTATTTCCCTGATCATTTAAAATATAAGCAGTAAATCCATTAAGGCTGTTGCTAGCAGTATTATTATGAATTAGAACTCCTTTGTGCTTGGGGAGTCTTGTTGGTCCGGGTACAAATGTGTTTCCAGTTAAGTATTTGTCGTACATGTTATTAATATTTATATGTTATAAATACTTTCATACATATGAAAAAAATAAGTGAAGGTAATTTATATAATACTGAAATGGAAATTTCACACATTTCTCAACCAACACCAGTTGGTTTAGAAAATTGGAAAAAAGAAGTCAAGAAGCAATTAATGAGATCCCTATACCAAAAAAACATCAAAGACTTAAACCCAATTTTGGATCAAGTTTTTGGAGATTCAATGGAATAAACTATGCATAGCGCCTATACACAAATCAATAATAAATTAAAAAACGAAATTGCTGATCTAAAAAGACAAATTAAAAGACAAAAAACTTTGTTAGAATTTGCGGGCGGTGGAGTTTCGCCCAACCCTGAAGGCAGCGGTACTGACCCAAACTTTAATATTAATGATCCTAACAAAGGATTTATTGCTGGTTTGGCAACTGGTGCAGGTGCTAATCCATCAGCTATAATTGCAAACCCAAGAATTATTTTACAAACAGCTTTAGAAAAAAATGCCGAGTTATCTGGAGTTCAATTAGGCGCATTTACTTTTGCAGGAACACCTACAAAACCACACTTTTCTTCTAATATTGGTACTGGTATGGGTTTTGGTGTCAGCGATAGTTCGTTTGACAAAGTTAGAGAACTTGTAAATCGTTACGCACCAGGTGAAACAAATAAATATCAAAATTTGGATCAACAAGAACTTGGTTATCTTGCTTGGAGCTTGGTTAACAAGGCAAATGCAGTCAAACATACCGATAATCTAAGAGCCACATTACAACAATGGGGATTAGATTCAGAAGATCTTAACACTTACCAAGTTCCACCGCAACCACAATTTACTGATTATTATTCAACCCAAGATCCTGGTTTTGCATTTGCAAGAAAAATTCAACAAATGCAAAAGAAATCGGAAAATGAACAAATTGATCAATCTAATAAAAATATTGGAAGAAAAGTAAATAACATATCAAATAGATTTTTGAAATCTAGAAATTAATAAATAATTATATTACAAGGAAAATTCATGAATTACTTAACAAACTATTACAAAAACTTAGCCGAAAAACTTGAATATCAAGTAAATAATCTTGAAACCCAAGTAAAATTTATTAACGAAGCAATGTCTAATTATGGTCCTTCCCGTGGTCGCCAAATGGGTATGGGTGATTCTATGTACAGTGGCAGCATGACCCAAGGGGATCTTAATAATGATGGAATGGTAGATGGAGCCGATCTTGGTCTCCAGCTCGGTAGAGGCGGCAATCCCAATGATATTACTAGTATGTATAGTAGCCAATATCAAGTAGATGGCCCAGCTTTCAGAAGCACCACATCAGGTCGTCGTCCAAGCGCACGTGGCCGACAAACTACAACAGGTGATTCCTCATATCAAGGACCCAGAGTAGCAAATCCAGCTCGTGGAGTAGCTTCAATGGGCGATTCTTCCTACGGAGGAAGCAGAATGCCGGGAGACTATAATGGCGATGGAAGAGTAGACGGAGCTGATCTTGGCCTCGGTCTTTCCAATAACTATGGAACCTCAACCGTCACCCAAAACTGGACTCTTCCTTATCAACAAGGTGGTCCAGCATCCATGAGAATGGCAAACCGCGGTCCTTCCCGTGGTCGCCAAATGGGAATGGGCGATTCTTCCTACGGAGGAAGCAGAACTCCTGGAGACCTTAACAACGATGGAATGGTAGATGGAGCCGATCTTGGTCTCCAGCTCGGTAGCGGTGGAAATCCAAATGATATTGTTTCCAACTACACTAGTCCTTATCAAGTAGGTGGCCAAGCAGATTTCAGAAGCACTAATACAAATCGAAATCGTCGTCGTTCACGATAATAAAATATTAAACTTTAAGAAACTCCGCAATAACATGCGGAGTTTTTTAATTGGCATATTGTTTTAATAAATATTAATGCTTATGCATAATAAAAGAATTTATAAAAATTTAGTTGAAAATTTAGAAATTTATATTTCCAATTTATCTAAAAAAATTAAAGTTTTAGGCGAACAAGCCAGTTCTCCTGATGCGGATAATTATCCTTCATATACAGATATTAAAATGCAAAGAGCAGTTACCAATGCTCCATATTCTGTAATGCCATTTGACGATTCACCAGATACAAGAATTACAGATGATGGGGGTCCAGATACGTTTGACCCAGAATGTTTATATGGTGGAGTTTATCCAAATTGCAATAGACCACCATGTTGGATTACAAATACTTGCAATCCACCTCCACCTCCACCTCCACCGCC